GCTATTAAACATATTGATTTATTAGGTGTGTCAACATCTATAGATAAATTAATTTCTAGTGGATGTTTCACTATAAATGACATAAGAAAGATAGTTGGAGAGGAGCCGATTGAAGAAGAATGGGCAAATCAATTCTTTATGACAAAGAATTATGCAACAGTAGAAGAACTTTTAAAAGGCTTGGAAGGAGGTGAGAAGAGTTGAAAAAGTATTATTCATTAGCGACAGAAAATAATGAGGCTAATATAAATATATACGGTGATATAACATCATGGGAGTGGCTTGAAAGTGATGTGTCTAGTTATACATTATCTAAAGAGCTTGAAGGATTAGACGTTGATACTATCAATGTTTACATCAACTCTTATGGCGGTGAAGTTGCTGAGGGGTTAGCAATCTACAATGCATTAAAACGACATAAAGCTAAAATTAAAACGTTCTGTGATGGGTTTGCTGCTTCCATTGCGAGCGTTATTTTTATGGCTGGAGATGAAAGGATTATGTCTAATGCATCATTACTTTTTATTCATAATGCATGGACATACGCAGATGGAAATGCTAAAGAACTAAGAAAAGTTGCTGATGACCTTGATTCAATTACTCAAGCATCAATTAATGCTTACATGAACCATGTAAACATCACAGAAGAAGAACTTAAAGAATTATTAGATAACGAAACTTGGATTACACCACAGGATGCTCTTGAAATGGGATTTGCTACTGCAATTGTTAATGACAATACTAGCAAAAATCCAAATCAAAGCATAAAGAAGAAGTTAATGCAGCAGTTAGTAAAAGCTCAGGAGAAAAAGGAACCAACTGAATCAGCGCCATCAGAGCCGCCGATTGAACCAACGCCACAAGAACCACAACAAAATAACCTAAAAACATTCTTGCAGGGTATTAAGACCTGCTAATTTTATTATTTGAAAGGGAGGATATTAATATGAGAAATTTAGATTTAATGCAAAAAGAAAGAACTGAAATACTACAGAGAATGAGCCAAGCTATTACTGAAAACAATAGTGAAGCGTATGTACAGGCATTTAATGACCTAGCTGCATCAATTCAAGAAGCTGTAAGAGCAGAATATGAACAGGCAATACAGAGCAACGATGCTAGTATTCTAGCACAAAGAGGTGTAAGACAATTAACTAGTGAAGAAACACAGTACTATCAAGCTGTAATTGAGGCGATGAAATCAAATAATCCTAAGCAAGCATTAAGTGAAGTTGACAATGTTCTTCCAAAAACAACTATTGATGCTGTATTTGAAGATTTGACTACAAATCATCCATTATTGGATGCAATCAACTTCCAAAATACAGGTGCATTAGTTGAAATTATTATCTCAACTTCTTCTGGTGTAGCTGGTTGGGGAGATTTAACAGCGACAATTAATAGTGAACTAGCCGGTTCATTCGCAGTAATAGAATTAGGCCAGAAGAAATTATCGGCATTTATACCAGTTTCTAAAGCAATGCTTGACCTTGGTCCAGCTTGGTTAGATAGATATGTTAGAACATTACTAGCTGAAGCGTTAGCAACTGAATTAGAAGCTGCCATCGTTGATGGTGATGGTAATGGGAAACCAATAGGTATGACTAGAAAGTTATCTGGAGCTGTTGATGGCGTATATCCAAGAAAGACAGACACAGCTATTACAGACCTTTCACCAGCGACTTTCGGTACTATTCTAGACACTGTTTCACAAGGACCTAATGGAAAGAGAAGAGCAGTGCCAGAATTATTAATGGTTGTAAATCCTTCTGATTATTATACAAAAGTATTCCCAGCTACTACTCCTAGAACAACTGATGGCGGATACACTACAGGGGTATTCCCGTATCCTACAAAAGTTATTGTTTCTGCTGCAGTTCCTTCCGGAAAAGCTGTATTTGGATTAGCGAATAGATACTTCTTTGGATTAGGAACTGCCAAGGGTGGAAAATTAGAATACTCTGATGAATACAGGTTCCTAGAAGACCAGCGAGTATATTTAATTAAACTCTATGGTAACGGTAGACCATTAGATGAAAATGCTTTTGTATATGTGGACATTAGCAATTTAGTTCCAATAGTACAAAAGGTTGAAGTTACTAACATAGATGATTTACCAACTGCATAGGAGGTAGCTTATGAGGGTTAAAGTTCTACGAACATTTCGAGATAAAGAAACGAAAGCCCTCCACAGAAAAGGTGAAGAAATTGAAATAACAAAAAAGCGGTATGAGGAAATTAACTCTACCGCTTTTGGTATTTTAGTGGAGGAAATTGAGGAGCCTAAAAAGGCCAAGAAAAAGTAGGTGATGATATGGCATTACCAGAAGGACTATTAGAAGATGTTAAAAATTACTTAGACATAACTTGGGATGATGAAGCTACAGAAAAGAAATTAACAGGAATTATAGAAAGAGGTATGAAGTATATAAATAGCATTTCAGGTGAAGAGTTAGATTATTCTAAAGAGGAAAAACCTAAAGAATTGCTCCTAGACTATTGTCGCTATGTCCGTTCTAATGCTTTAGAATCTTTCCAAACCAACTATTTGCATGAACTGCTATCTCTACAAATACAGCAGGAGGTGGCAAGATATGAAGCCGAAAACACTGACACAGACGTTTAATGATGGTATTATTAGCATTTATAGCGTAGGTAACATATCTGAACCCGGTAATATGCCAAAAGAAGGACTCACCTTGAAAGTGGGGCCTTTACATTATGAAGAAAGAACTGTAGGCATGGGGAGATATTGGACAGCTGCACAGGCGCAAGTAAGAATAGAGCAATTACTTAGAGTACCTCGAATCAGCTCTGTATCCACTCAAGATATAGCTATTGTGAATGGTCAGCAATACAAAATAGTGCAAATACAATATCCACCGGGAATAGAGCCTTCATGTATGGATTTATCATTAGAGAGGTTGGAGGTGGAATATGAGACTAACTGATTTAAGAGATTTGCTCCTTACTATAGGGGTCGACGTATTCCACTATTACGCAACTCAACAAAGCGATAAATATATAGTTTGGGCAGAAGATGGAGAAGCCGGGTCAAGTGATGGTGATAATCAAAAGATGGCTCAGGTACTGCAAGGTACTATTGATTATTTTACAAAAACAGAGTTTGACCCTAATTTTGATTTAATCCAGAATAAATTAAACTCTGCTGAAATTAGCTGGAGATTAAACTCTATACAGTACGAAGAAGATACAGGATATATTCATTACGAATGGGTTTGGGAGTTGATATAGTGGCGAAAATGACTATAAAAGGCATAGATGAATATGCTAGAAAACTTTCTAGTTTTGGTAGAGATGCTCCTGAAATTGCTAAAAAAGTTGTAATGGCAGGAGCTAATCCTGTGGCTGACGCAATAAAACAAAATCTTATAGCTAATATTAGAGACCCAGCCTATGCAGGTAAAGGGAAAGGTACAATTAAACGGAATTATGGTAAGTCAACGGGGGACTTAGTAAATTCCTTTGGTATAGCACCGCCAGGCGTGGACCAGCATGGCAATACAAACACAAAAATAGGTTTTGAAGGATATGACAGTAAAGGTGTTCCTAACGTTTTAAAAGCTAGAGCTATGGAAAGTGGTACAAGTAGACTAAAGAAAAGACCTTTTGTAAGACCTGCAGTCAATAAAACACGAAAGAAAGCAATAGAAGAAATGGGGAAAAAATTAAATGAACAAATTAGAATTTATTCATTGTAAGGAGGAATATAAATGGCTAAGATAGGAGTAAAATACCCTGTTTATAAGAGCGCGAATAAAAGCGGCGTAATAGGGAGGGCTATTCAAGCTGACATATCTATATCGACAAATGAAGCTAAGCTATACGCTGATGATACAGTAGTAGAAAGCGATAGGAGCTTTCAAAGCGGCACAATTACTTTCGGTATTGATGATTTATCGGATGAAATACAAGTTGAATTTTTAGGACATAAAAAAGATGAAGAAACAGGTGAAATTACCGCAAATGGAAATGATAGAAACCCTTATGTAGGTGTTGGTTTTTATTCTGTAAAGAAAGTTAATGGTGTTAGAAAGTATCGTGCTGTATGGCTTACTAGAGTGCAGTTTGCAGAACCTGAGGATACCAACGCAACAAAAGGTGAAAATGTTGAATTTAGCACTCCAACTCTAGAAGGTACAATTATGCTAGATGATAATGGCGACTGGAAGAAGGAAAATACCTTTGACACTGAAGAAGAAGCTATAGCATATCTAGAAGAAAAGGCTGGTATAACTACTGGTGAAACAATAGAAGAATAATAAAATTTTAAGGGTAGAAATATCTACCCTTAATTTATTTAGGAGGTAATAAAATGCTTGATATTGTAAAACAAATTGAAGTCGGAGATAAAAAATATCCTATGGCTTTTACATTAAATGTTATGGAGGCTATACAAGACAAATATGGGAGCCTTGAAGCATGGGGAA